TGATGGGAAGACGACCGTTTTTATGAGGGTTGTCTATTTCCCTTAAGATTCCTACTTGAGGATAATCGGGGGCCCAAGTAATCCACCTCTCGCGTTCATACTTCGTTCTCAGTAAAACACCCTCAAAGTCAACGGCGTATTTTTCTTCGTTGGTGGTTTGATTGACATAGGACACTTTAGCTTTTTTGTCTTTGACTGCTTTGACTAAAACATCGATGTTCTTCCAGGTTGATTTAGAGAGGTTTTTGAGTGAGCCTAACGTTTGTAGAGTGTCTACAAAGCAATAATCCTGGTCATCATCTTGGAATACTCCTGGTTGAGGGTAGTAACGGTCAACGGGAATAAGCCAAAAGTCTGGCCCGACATAATCATCAGACACGACATAATCAACTAAAACAGGTTGCTTGCCATAGATTTGGGAATAAACCGATGTCAGTTTAATTTTCATCAAATGCTTATATTGGGAATTGGAATTGGGGATAATATAGCGTTGTAAGATGAGATTTAAAAGTTGATTCTTACCACGGTCTTTCCTGTCAAGATACTCGACTTTACCGGTCGCAGGTTGAGCGGAGATTCGCTGAGTTCTCTGAATGATAGCAGTAGATAGGTGGCCGTCATTCACGCTTGATTTGGTCTCATCGGCTGCACTTCCTTTGTCCTCATTGAAAAATATCGCTTCGTTTCCTCGCCATTCGTCTCGTATCTTACTTAGAGCTGAATCACAGTTTTGCCACTCGGATTGATACTTGGCTACTCTTTCATCTTCTCTAGTCTTTTTAACCTTAGTTACGGGTTTGGTTTGTTTTTGTTTAGACATATAAAAAAAGCCGTCCTATTGTGGACGGCATTTACTTGTTCGGGTTTCCCCGCAGGTAAATCTACCTTTTGTGATTATAGCAAGTCTGTCAACTATTTGCTATCATCTGACTTTGATAACTGATAGTTCTTCTTCAGATTACGTTGCAAATAGACTTCTTTTAGGTTGCCTTGTTCTAATTTAACCGAGAGGGTGAACATTCCCGATTCCTTATTATCGTAGAGGGATTTAATCTCCGAAAGAATAAGTGAAGTGGCTTGAGTGTTCTCTCCTTCCTTGAAGCGTACTCGTTGGATTTGATTGCCCTGTAAACCTACTATCATGCCATCGTGCATTTCCAAGGTAACCGAGAGAGATCCATAGCGTTGTAGTTTGGCTTGTCTATCAAGTTCGGCTAGTGGGGCAAGGTTGTGTTCTTCCATTAGTAGAATCCTTTACTAAAAATATTAAATTCGGGATAGGGTTCATCTTCGTGAGGAGGTTTAATATAACTAACCAAAAAATAAGCTAAAGCTCTGATACCGTCAAAGTGATGTCCAAACCTTCGATGATCGTCCCATTTCGGTACTATCTGTGTCTCACCTCCAACTGACCTTTTTATTTCCAACCAAGTAAGATTTTCAATTTCTTGAATCAACCAATCTAAATGCTTGTTTATAAATAATCGGGGTTTCCCCGTCCCCCTCTCTACTTTTCCGTATTCGGCTAGTTTTTCTGCCAGTATCTCGTCCCACCTTTGGCTGTCTCCAGTCTTCTTATCTACTTGTTCAAGAGACATTCCTAACGTAGCTAAGTTATCTCTAAGTCGGGTATCTGAATAATCAATCCATCCACCCACGATTCGATAACTCCCAATTATGTTTTTTCTTCTCGATATGATTTCGCCGTCCGATAAACCTTTCTCTCTAAAGCCATCAATAACATTCACATTATTATCCGTGTCCACCCCAATAAACAAATAAGCAGCTGGATCGCTAAACCCTCCATCTAAAACTTCGTAGTAAGACCAATCGTGTGGTGTGGATTGGTAAAGCATTGTATTCTTTTCCCTATCCCACCAGTTGCAGACCAAACCAACCCTCTGAACAAATTTTCCAAATCTTCTAACCTGAATGGCTTCATCTGATAAATTTACCTGCATTAACTCTTTTTGCTTTTCAGTGAGCCAAGGGTTATCGTCCCAAGAAGCTAAACTAATAAAAAGATCATCTCGGCCTGTTTTGGTAAAAAGATCGTCATAAACCCAAGTCATTCCCTTGATTGGTGTCATTGACATTATGATGTCAAGGTCAACACCCGCTTCGGTTCTCACGGTACATTCTTCCCAGATATCTTTGGGGGGTTCTTCATCAAACCAGATAAGTCTCTTGCCAGCTCCTTGAAACTTCTCTCTCCCCTGTTCATAAGATTTAAAATTAATCCTCGAACCATCTTGAAGCTCTAATTCTCCCCATACTCCCGACTTAACATAGGTAATGTGTTTAATTTGCTTTTGAGGGATATATCGCTCTAACTTCTTCTGGGTCGTTTCTTTTTGCATGTCATATGAAGGACAGGCACACCAAACTTCGATTGGCAATACTATTTTTCTTGAGGGGTGAACCCCTAAAACATAACGTGCTACTTCTTGAGCACAGCCTTCTGTTTTTCCGACACGATTCCCCCAGAATAAGACTCTAATTGGTTTGTCGGATTGAAAAAACTCCTCTTGTTTGGCATGAGACTTAGCATATTTTAAAGGATCTTCTTTAATCCTTCTTTCCTTCTCCTGAAGTAGTTGGAGCAACTCCAACTTGGTTTGCTTTTGCCTCGATGAGTTTATTAAGTTGTTCATCGGTTAATTGACTAAATAAGGGTTGGCCTCCACTGGAGATATCTGTACTTTGTTGTGGCATACCATCAATTCTATTTATCATATCCCTTAGCAGTCCTACATCACCATCTTTAATAGCTTTTCTAAAATATCGGGAGAGGAATAAATCAAGATAAGTTTTCTTATTCTCTGGCTCAATTTCTAATAATTTCTTTTTTATACCTTCAACAATTGAAACTGATCCAACTGGTCTACCGCCACCAGGATTACCCTTTTTAAACTTCTTAGTCTTAGGATCTAAATAGTCTTTCGTTTTCTTATCGTTTAAATTCGTGGTGTTGCTTCCTGCCATTCTTCCTCCTTTCCTATAAATTTAGCATAACGCTTTCTAATTACATCACAGTATTTTGGGTCAATCTCCATTCCATAGCATATTCTATTGGTTTGTTCACAGGCAATCAAGGTTGTTCCTGTTCCGCCGAATTGGTCTAATACGCTTTCTTTTGCAAAATTTCTTATGAAGTGACTTGCCAACTCTACGCTAAACGTAGCATTGTGTATGTCGCTGTATTCGTTTTTTCTCTGGGACTGCAAATGCAAGATATTATCAACAGTTCCTCTAAACCGTATCGTTCCAATCGCTCTGTTTGCTTTTTTGCTGAATATATGCACATATTCAAATACACTATTCATAACATTTTCAGCCATCGCAGGCTGTCCATGTATCTTGTCCCATATAATAGTATCAGCATAAATATCTTTATTGTGATACAGCACATCAATCAACGCAATTTTATTATTGCTTATTGATTGCACATTCATGAACACATACTCGCAATGCTCAATAGCGCATTCTATGTAAGAATTTAAGAAATCTATGTAATCAGCTTCAGTTTTATTGTCGTCGTTACCGTTGTATTTTGTGGTTTTACCCATTGCTGTTTCTGTTGCGGTTGTGCCTGCGTTGTAAGGCGGTGAGCTAAATGCAATATCAGCCTTATTGCCGTTCATCAGTTTTTCAACCGTTGCTTTGTCTGTGCTATCCCCACACATCAAGCGGTGTCTACCTAATTGATACACTTCACCTAACTTTGATACTGGATTGTCGGTTACTTCTGGCACTTCATCTTCTATTACCTCATCTTCTTTCCACTTATCAATATCTAACCCCCAATCTTCCAGTTCTTCTTTTTCAAATTGAGATGATAATAATTCCCAATCCCACTCACCACCACTTACATTGTCTTTAATCATTATTTCTTTACAATACTGCTCATAAGTTTTATTTTGATTTGTTAACTTGTTATTTTCATCAGCCATTGATCTTGTAAATACTTTGGTCGGTATCTCTTTCCAACCAGCCTCTTTTGCAGCACGATACCTCATATTACCTCCGATAATTACATTATCTTCATCTATTACAATCTCTCTTAATGTTGTCATTACTGGCAATTCAATTAGAGATTTAACTAGACTTTTAAACTTTTCGTCTTTAATAAAACGAGGATTGTTTGGATTGAGTTTTATTTTATCTAATTCCA